GGGCAATATCTTTTCCGCAACCTGACAGAATGGGTGGAGATGAAGACTTTGGTAGATCATTAGGATATGCCCCTTCAGTTATTGCTATGTTTGAAGATGGCAAAGGTGTGTACCCGTCAACACCTGGAACTGTTGTTGTAGGTGAAGATAAAGGTGGTATAATGACTACGGGAGTGAAGGAGAACCTGCTTCTACTTACTCAAAACTCATACGAAGGTTTGGCCATTGCTCCCACTGACATCGATCAGCTTGTCAGAAGAATACCACTACTTGTTCGAACTCCTAATAACGATTGGATACCTAGTTTTGGCACACAGATCTACAAGTCTTTGTTTGGTATAAAAACTTACATTATAAAAACCAATGATAATGGTATACAAGAAATATCAATAAGAGGCATACCGCCAGTCAAAACAGATAGCCTTGGTCGCAAATGGATTAGTTGGGTAAATACACAACAAACAGATTTACAAGAAATGGATGTTAATGGCAAGTTTGTCATTGTTGGAGTAACTGCAGCAGGGGTGATGCCGCAAATTTCTACACCTGTCGGTTTGTTAGAGCCACATAAAATACAAGCAGCACTAGCAGAATCAATACTTATACAAGATAGTCCATATATACCAGATTATTCCATAGCTGTTGAAATATTAATTTATTTGGTTTCAGTGACTCTTATATGGCTTGTATTAATACGTTTTGGTATATCCCTAGGCATTGCATTAGGTTTCACAATAATGCTCTCTACAGGCTCTCTAGGCTATTATTTAATTCAAAAAAGCCTACTTATAGATGTAACATGGTCTTTAATATCACAATTCATTGCTGGATCTACTGCTTTTTACTTAAGATTCAGAGAACAATACAAGCTTAGACAGCAAATAAAGAAACAGTTTGAACACTACTTAGATCCTAGACAAGTCAAGCTTTTACAATCTAACCCCAGTTTATTGAAACTCGGTGGTGAAAGAAAATATTGCACGTTTTTGTTCACAGATGTAAGAGGGTTTACAAGTCTGTCAGAAAAACTAGAGCCAGAAGAAGTTACCAAAATTATGAATAAAGCTCTAACAATTCAAGCAAATGCTGTAAAAGAGTATGGGGGTATGGTTGACAAATATATAGGTGATGCAATGATGGCAATTTTTAATGCGCCAATAGACTTAAAAGATCATGAGAATAAAGCCATATTAGCAGCGCAGAAAATACGGGCAGACATGGAGCAATCCAATTTAGGAATAGACATAGGTATAGGCATAAATTCAGGATTTGCAATAATAGGTAATATGGGAAGTGATACACGCTTTGATTATAGTGCTATTGGGGATGCTGTAAACACCGCTGCTAGACTTGAAAGTGCTACTAAAGATGTAGGGGAAGATTTAATAATCGGCCACAACACTAAAAAATCTTGCAATTTTAAGTTAGAATTACTTAAACCAATTAAAGTTAAAGGTAAAAAACACTCTTTAGCAATATATACTATTAGATAATATGGTTAACAAAAGACTTACAGTTCAAGACGTAGCTAAAGATTTAGCTGTATCTAAGAAAGAAAACGCAGAACGTTGGAAAACTGCTTTCAATGAGTTTGCAGATATAAAGCAAGAAATAGCATCTATAAATACAACCATAAGAATGGCAACATTTGGTGTTTTTAGTTTTGTTGGTGCTTTAGCTATAGCAGTATTTACTACGGTGATATTATGAAAAAAATTCTGAAAGGTATATTAGGTCAAGTTGCTCCAACTATAGGCACAGCTTTAGGCGGCCCTATGGGGGGTATGGCAGGTAATATGATTGCAGATGTGCTTGGTTGTGCAAACAATCCAAAAGACATACAAACAGCAATCCAAAACGCTACTCCAGAACAAATGATGGAAATTAAGAAAGCAGAACAAGACTTTAAAGTTAAGATGAAGGAACTTGAAGTTGATGTATTTAAGCTGGAAACAGAAGATAAACAAAATGCAAGAGGTATGTTTAGTAAAGATTGGACAGCAAGAATCATTGGCATAGCTACTATTGGTGGTTTTTTGGGTTACATATTCTTGGTGACACTACAACCACCAGAGCAAAACTCTGAGGCTTTGATAAATCTTGTATTAGGATATTTAGGAGGATTAGCGAGTGCTATTATTTCGTTCTATTTTGGAGCGTCTCACTCAGGCGACAAAGGAGAATAATATGGAAATTTCACAAGAAGGTGTGAGTTTAATAAAAAAATTTGAAGGGTGTGAATTAGAGGCTTACAAATGCAGTGCTGGGGTATGGACTATAGGCTACGGCAGAACTAAAAATGTAGAAGAAGGTGATACTTGCACACAAGAACAAGCAGACAAATGGTTGCATGAAGAGTTGCCAGTGTACGGAGCATACGTAAGTGACGCTGTATTAGTACCGCTTAATCAGAATGAGTTTGATGCCTTAGTTGCATGGACTTATAACTTAGGCCCCACAAACCTTAATGATAGCACTATGCTTAAAGTGTTAAATGACAACAAGAAAGAAGAAGTCCCACATCAAATGCGAAGATGGAACAAAGCAAACGGTAAAGTTTTAGAGGGGTTAGAACGCAGAAGACAAGCAGAGTCTCTGTTGTTTGAAGGCAAAGAGTGGCATCACATTTAATATGCCTCTACAAAAAATAACATTCAGACCAGGTATCAACAGAGAGGGTACGGCTTACGATAACGAAGGGGGTTGGTTTGATTGTAATTTAGTGCGTTTCAGAAAAGGTAGACCAGAAAAGTTTGGAGGCTGGGAAAAACTTACATCAAATACATATCTAGGCACTGTTAGAGCTTTACATCCATGGATTGCCTTAGAGGGCACAAAGTATCTTGGGCTAGGATCACATCTTAAATACTACATTGAATCTGGTGGTAACTTTAATGATGTTACACCTATTAGATCTACAACCTCTGCTGGTGATGTAACTTTCTCTGCAACAAACGGTGACGCTACAATCACTGTTGCTGACACTGCCCATGGTGCTGTACAAAATGATTTTGTAACATTTAGTGGTGCATCTTCTCTTGGTGGCAATATTACGGCTGCTGTGCTCAATCAAGAATACCAAGTAGCTACAGTAGTAAATGCAAATAGTTACACTATTGAAGCCAAAGATACCAGTGGCACAACGGTAACGGCAAATTCATCTGACAGTGGTAATGGCGGATCAAGTGTTGTAGGAGCATACCAAGTCAACGTAGGACTAGATGTATATGTTCCAGGTACAGGTTGGGGACTCAATGGTTGGGGTATAGGTGCTTTTGGTCAGGCAACAGCTTTGTCTGATACAAACCAGTTACGTACTTGGACACATGATAACTTTGGCGAAAACTTAATTATAAACCAACGTAATGGTGGTATTTTTAGGTGGTTGGAGTCTGGTGGTCTAACAACAAGAGCTGTTGAACTATCAGCTATCTCAGGTGCAAACTTAGTGCCAACAAAAGCATTGCAAGTTTTAACGTCAGAAAAAGATAGACATTTAATTGTTTTGGGTGCAGATCCTATATCTGGATCTTCAAGAACAGGAACGATAGATCCTATGTTAGTGGCTTTCAGTGATCAAGAAAACGAGTTAGACTTTGAGCCCTTGACAACGAACACTGCAGGTTCACTGAGGTTGTCAAGCGGCTCTTCCATTATTGGCGGTGTAAAGGCAAGACAGGAAACTCTCATCTGGACAGATACTGCTCTTTACAGTATGCAATTTATAGGGCCGCCTTTTACTTTTGGTGTAAACCTTATTAATGAAGGCACAGGACTCATTGGCCCGAAGGCAGCCATCACTACGCCAAGTGGAGTGTACTGGATGAGTTATAACAATTTTTACTCTTACACTGGATCAGTGCAAACTTTGCCATGTTCTGTACATAACTACGTATTTAACGATATAAATTTAACACAATCATTTAAAATACATGCGTTTACCATAAAAGATAAAAGTGAAGTAGGTTGGTTCTATTGCTCAAGTGGCTCTGATGAGATAGATAGATACGTAATTTACAATTATGTTGAAAATATATGGTTTTATGGGCAATTGGTTAGAACAGCTTGGCTAGATTCTGGCATAGAAAATTACCCAAGAGCAGTTGCAAATGCTTACCTATACCAACAAGAAAAAGGTTTTGATGATGATGGCTCACCTATGACTAACGTTTTCATTGAAAGTTCTGACCTTGATATTGGCGATGGTGAACAGTTTAGTTTCTTAAAACGTATCATACCTGATTACAAGTTTATTGAAGATGTAAATAATGGTAACGTAAATATTGTTTTAAAAACAAGAAACTTTCCAGGTGATTCATTAGCAACCAATTCAACAAACGCAGTGAGTGCAAACACACAGCAAGTCTATGTACGTAGCAGATCAAGACAGATAGCTTTACGCTTTGAGTCTGACGATGATGCTGCAAATGATGGTAATTTATCTATTGGATGGAGATTAGGAGCAACAAGGATTGACATAAAGCCAGATGGTAAAAGATGAGTAAGATCTTACAAACACAGTTACCATTAGCCACAGAGCAAGTTACTTCAGATGTTTTCAATAGATTAGTAAGAATACTTGAAATTAACTTAGGTGCTGTTGATACAGACAACGTAAGGCAAATCTCTGATGCAGAGAAAAATACCTTACAATTCAATGCAGGAAGCATTATTTGGAACACCACTGTTGGTGTTTTACAAGTATATACGGGCAACAAGTGGGTTGATATAGGTGAGCGAACGCTTGCTAAAGGGTTTGAAATGACATCAGAGGTCGGCTCAGTTACTATCAAGATAGCAGGAGCAACCACTATAGAGTTATGATAAACGTAGCTGAAAACCTTATTTATCAACCAAAAAACTTATTACTTACATATCCAAGCGATTGGTACATACAACAAGATACCCTCAAAGCAGTTAAAAACTCAATCAATCCAATTGTAGATTTTTATGAAGAAAGTGGTACCAACTCTCCAAAACCCACAGAATTAGACAAAATAATAGATGAGCCATTAAAAGATGTTTACACTGTGCCATTCTTTTCAACAAAGTTTTGTGAAATATTATTAGATGAAATGAAACACCTTGAGTCTTTTTTTGGGTTCAAGCCAAACCCAGAAGAGGATAATCTACGGCAAATACCAGAAATAACTTTTCAAGATAATTGTCCACAAATATTTCAATC